CTTCGCTCCAAAGAGAGACAAGAAGAGCTTATGTTAGCAGGGAAGTCTAAGTTAAAGTTTGGTAAACATATGGAAGGGAAGGCAGTTGACATAGCTCCTTATCCTATAGACTGGAATGCGAGAGATGATTTCCACTATTTAGGTGGTTTTGTCTTAGGAATAGCCGCTTCTATGAATGTAGACGTTAGATGGGGTGGTGACTGGTCTGATTCTAGCCTAAAACAGGGTCAGAGGACTACTAAAGACAACAATTTCGACGATTTAGTTCATTTTGAAATTATTGATTGAGCTAATAGTCATCAAAATTCGTACTTACCTTAAGAGAATCCTTCTTTTATGTATCAAATACCTATAAATCATAAAACTGGTAAGATATTCTATAGTATTTACTCTAGGGAAGAAGCGGATACTCAAAATATTCCTTACGAACACTGGAAAGATGTAAAAGCGGGGCAGTACGCTCTATCGGATGATGGAATAGTTGCTCTTGTTATTTCTAAAAAGACGTACCCTCATAGGGAATCTGGTTCTGATACTATATATCTCAGGTTCCCTTGGGGGTATCATATGTTTCAACCTAAGTACAAAACTACTAAGTTAAATGCTCAGGGACGCAGAACTCCCCATACTTTTACTGGTAAGTCCCAATTAGAGGTTCGAGCGGGTCAAGATAAGATGAAAAACCTCGCAATGGCCTATGCTCAGACAATGGATTACAATTTATCAATAGATATGGCTCTTGGTTCAACCACTCCACAGGATAATAGGAAATGGAAACGCCATATGAAATCGGAGGTCTTTAAGTCGATGGTACGAGAAGAGTTACAAAAATTATTAATGGGTCACGGTTTAACCCAAGATGCAACAATGGAGCTCTTAAATGAGACCATACAGATGGCTAAAGGTAAGAAGGATGTTACAAATCTTATGAGAGCGGCTGAAAAGTTGATGGAATTGCACGGAATGAACGAAAAGCAGAAGACTGTTACTACTCAATCATTAGAAGCTGTTGAAACAAAGCGTTTAATTGATGATATAGCCGAAGAGGAGCGTAAGTTGATTGCTAAACAGACGGAGGTTAAGGTTGAGCCACAAAAATTATCGCAGAGAGAAACAGAGGAAGAAGAAGAAATCGACTCAAAAGAAGAGGGTTGAGAAGAAGATTCTTTATAAAAAAAAGATAAGAGATGGATTATGAGAAGCATTACGAATTACAGCAGACGCTTAAAAAGTTTTATAAGTCTATGGGGCTCTTTGGGAAAATCTGCTTTCCCACTGCTCTTAAAGCTGAAATTCCACCTTTTCATACAGAAGTCTACCGTAATCTCCAAAATCAGAAGGTACCCAGAGTTCTTATTGCCGCTCCTCGTGGCACTGCTAAGTCTACTGTATCTTCGCTAATATTACCACTCTGGCGTGCCGCATTCAAACCTGACGACGAAGACCTGTTTATTGTTATCATTTCCGAGTCGCAAACGCAGAGCATTAATTTCTTATCCCGGATTAAATACCATCTCGAAAATTCGAATAATTTCAGAAGACTCTTCGGAGATATGGGCCCTGACACAGCTAAAAGATGGACTGGGAATGACATCATACTCGGAAACGGTACACGAATAATTGCTGTTGGGACAGGTCAAAGGGTGCGTGGCTTTATTGAGGGTGATACTCGTCCTAATCTTATTATTGTTGATGACTTCGAATCTGAGTTAAACGCTAATACACCTGAAGCAAGGGCTAAAAACCGTAAGTGGATGACTGAAGCTGTTATTCCTTCATTATCAGATGATGGAAGAATAGTAATGATAGGAACAGTTATATCTGAGGATTGCTTCTTATATTGGGCAAAAGAGTCTCCAGCTTGGAAAGTGCTTTGGTATTCTATTATAAATGATGAGGGTAATTCAATATGGCCCGAAAGGTTCCCTTCATCCAGAATTGACGCTATTAAGGCTGAATTTGAAGGAGTTGGGAATCTTAATGGATTCTTTCAGGAATATATGAATGAGGCCCAAGCTCCTGATAATGCTCCATTTAAACCTGAATATATTAAATTACACCATTATTCTTTTGAAAGGATAAACGGACAAGCCTGTCTAGTGAGAACAATCGCTGGTGATAAGGAAATAGTGCCCGTAGAGCTTTATAGTGGTATAGACCCAGCATCTTCTCTTTCTGCACGTTCTGACTTTTTTGTTATTGCGACTATTGCTGTAGATTCTGAAGGAAACAAGTATATAGTTGATATATTTCGTGAAAAGATTAATCCAGCATTACAGCCAGATAAAATTATAGATGTTTTTAAGAGATACAGGCCTAAGCGTATGAAGGTAGAAACTACTGGTTATCAGGAGGCATTGAGACAGGCTACTCGTAAAATGATGCTGGAGCAGGGTCTTTACATTGCTGGGCTAGAAAAAGGTGTAAAACCTAGGAATAAGAAGAGTGAGAGACTCATATCCTTAGTTCCTATGTTAGCGAAGGGGCAATTTTACTTTAGACCAAGGGATTTACCAGCACAACAAGAGTTTCTTTCTTATCCTAAGGGGAAGCACGATGATATATTAGATGCTATATACTATGCACTCGATGGTCATTTTCCCTGTAGAGTAAAGCGAGATGCTTTTGACCCAGATAAAGTTGTCCAAAAAAGGAATAAAGTTCTTGATTGGCTAACTATGTAGGCTATAACTTTGAGTGTAAAATTATAATCTTTTTGAGGAATGATAGAAGTATACAAAGAGCCACAAAGTGAGACGGAATATAAGACGTTGGTGGATGACACCGTTGCTATGTTTCGAATGTATTCCAGTAAACGAGATGGGTGGGCTACTCACGCTCAGGAAGACAGAGAATTTAGGCTAGGCAGACAATGGACTGCTGAACAACGAGCAACTTTAGAAGAGCGAGGCCAAGCTCCAGTTGTAGTCAATCGAATCCATCCCGCAGTTGAGTCTGCTAAGGCTTTACTAACCTCAAAAAGACCTTCCTTCCGAGTCTCTCCTCGAGAAGATAGTGATAACAAAGTCGCACAGGTACTCAATGGTTTGTTAGAATACATCTGGCAAATTAGCGAGGGGGATACAGCACTGCGAAATGTTGTAGACGATTACTATGTCACTGGGCTTGGTGCTCTTCTTGTTTATCAAGACCCAATGAAAGATAATGGTAAGGGTGAGGTAATATTAAAAGATATTGACCCACTGGATTTATACATTGACCCTAATTCTCGTGATAGGATGGGTGACGATGCTGAAAGTATTATAATTTCCAGAATGTACACTAGGAATCAGGCTATGAAACTGTATCCTATGTATTCAGATGCTATAGAAGTTGCAGAGTCAGACCTTTACACGGATAGGCCTGTTACTGGTAGGGAGGATGATGGAGATGTAGTTTTCCCAGAAGACACTGAGACTCAAACTCAAGCAGTCGGTTGGGGTGAGAATGATGAATATATTCGTGGTTATGAGCGATATATGAAGGTTCAACTTAATTTTTATAGAGTATTTGAAAAATGGAGTGGTGCTGAACATATGCTCCAAGAGGGGCAAGAATATGAAGAGTACAAGAAGGAAAGGCTCTGGAAAATCAACGGGCAAATTGTTGAGGATGCGGCCATTGTTGCTCAAGAACAAGAGAAATACGAGAGGGAATACGAGCAACAACTACAACAAATTCAAGAAGAAGGTGAGTACGCTCTTGCGAGGATGGGTCAGGAGCACGCAGTCCAGTTTATCGAAGCTCAAAACAAAATGCAAGAAGAAGTCCAGATGGGCAATATGGTACCAGAAAGGATGCAACTGCAACTGTCTGACCTCCAGAAGCACCAACAAGACGAAGCTGAAGCGGCTCAAAAACAATTTGAAAATCAGATGGCACAACTTCAACCACCGTCGATTGAAGAAATAATTAAAGACGATTTACTCAGAGAAAAACAGATAGATATTGTTAAAATCAATCAGACTAGAGTAAAAATGTGTGTTATAATGGGTGATAAGTACTTATATGGAAGGGTATTGCCCACGGAAAACTATCCTATTGTTTTATTTATGAACCAACATACACGAACACCTTATCCTATAGGTGATGTTAGAATGGTTAAGGGTATGCAGGAATACATTAACAAGACACGAAGTCTTATTATTGCTCACGCTACTACAAGTACTAATGTTAAGATACTCGTACCTTCTGGTAGTGTTGATATGAGAGAATTTGAAAAGAAATGGGCACAACCGGGAGTTGCAATAGAGGTAGATATGGACAATGGTGCTCCTCAGCCAGTACAACCAACTCCGTTGCCTAACGAATTATACCAAAATGAGAATACAGCAAAAAATGATATTGACCATCAGTTAGGATTATATGAACTAATGATGGGGAATTCAGATGTAGCTCCACATACTTACAAGGCAACAGTGTCACTTGATGAATTTGGACAAAGAAAAATACGTTCAAAATTGATGGATATTGAGGCTGGATTGAAGAGAGCTGGAGAAGTTGCAATTCCAATGTGTCAACAGTTGTATAAATCAGAAAAGTTGTTTAGATTAATTAACCCTAATAACTCGATGTCTGAGTTTATGATGAATAAACGGATGGTTGATGATAAGTCGGGTGAAATCAAAATCT